CATTACGTCTACAGAATTACTAATATTCTTCTGAACAAACATTATTATGGTTCAAGATCGTGCAAATGTCAACCAAAAAATGATCTAGGAATCAAATATTTTTCGAGTTCTCTCGATAAAGATTTCATCAAAGATCAAAAGAAACATCCTGAACATTACCTTTATAAGATTATTCGTATCTGTGAAAACAGAAAAGATGCATATAAATTAGAAATAAAATTACATGAAAAATTTGATGTAGGAATCAATGAATTATTTTATAACAGGTGTAAAGCAACATCTACAAAATTTTATTATGATCCTACAGGAAAAAAACTTTCAAAAGAACATAGAAAGAAAATAAGTGAATCAAAAAAAGGTGGAAAACATCCTAATTATGGAAAACCCCGTTCCGAAGAAACTCGAAAGAAAATAAGTGATTCAACTAAAGGGGAAAAAAATCCTCTATTCAAAGGATACTATGTGACACCATTCGGAACCTTTACATCAGCATTAGATAAACAAATAAAAGAAAATAATATTAGTCATGATGCATTAATAAAGTGGTGTAAAACAAACAATACTAAAATTATTTCTAAAATGAGTTATGCGAAATCAAAATATCTACAAGAAAACTTTGATGAATCTATTATAGGAAAGACCTTTGCGGACATAGGATTTTCATTTCACTCTATGTCATCAAAAACTTGTTCGTACAGATCAAATACTTCTTCGGTCGCCAATTTCTCTGTGATCAAATTATTTTTATGGTAAATTCTGGCTACTTTGCGCAAGGTTGCTGGTTTAATATCTAAATCATCTTTTGCATTGTCACAGATATCTTTAATTAAATCTTTTTCGGCATCAATTCGTGTCAAAGAATTATCAATTTCTTTAATATAATTAGCCAACTTTTGGCGATCTTTTGGGTTTGAAAAAGTTATAGTTGTCATAAATTATTATACTCCAGAATCTTCGTTTTGTAAAGTCTCAATTTCTTGAGTTTGTCTTTCTTGAATGTTATGCATAACAGTCAAGATTATTTCATACATAATTCCAACATTTTTTAATTCACCGCCAACAAATGTACCTCTTTTTGCAGCAACATCTATGATTTCTTTCATAGTGTCTAGTTCTTGTAATGTCAAATCTACTTTACAATCTTCCATATTTTAATTGACCTCAGTATAAGTTGAAATTTCATTTGCACCAATAAAATACGAAATTGATGGAGTTTCTGATTCAAATTTTGCAATTTTTCCTTTTCCTTTAGCAGCGAATTGGACTTCAAATGATTTAGATGCCGTCAAATATTTCAAATTTTGAATATTGAAAATATATCTATAGTTCACTTGGGAATTTTCATCAGAACCAATTTCTAATTTGAAATCACTAGAATCTTGTTCTGTTTTAGGATTAAACACTTTGGCAAAAATCGTTGAATTTTCATTATAAAAAACTAAATTCGGATGTTTGAAAATCGATGCTGCTTGCTTTAATTTAAGCAAATCTTCTCCACTAATTTCAAAAGTCACAAATGGGTCCGGCATCTTAATATTTTTCTTAGGATAGGTCAATAACTTTGTCCATGCATAAAAATACCGAACTTTGGTAGACCCGTTGCTAATCAATACAAATTTTTCTTGAAAATCAAAATCAACCTTTGAAATATCTTGATTTCCAACTAAATGGGCAATCGATAAAAATTCATTTAAATCGTATATTCCACATTCAATGGGAAATGAATCATTCTGAGATAATTCAGCGATAGCAAAAATAGTCTCGTCATCATTAATCGTTTTTAACACAGTTCCAGGAACAATATATAAATTTGGATTTATTCCTGCAAAGTTTCTTAGAACTGCAACAGCAGAATCAGTTAATTTCATTGTTATTATTCTCCATCATCACTAGATGATTCTGTTTTATTAGGAAATCTAGTAATTGGTTTACTTCCACTTGCGATAATATATATCGCTTCTTCTCTGGTAAAATCTTCAGCCAATAATGCATCTAAATGTTTTCTTTGTAATTTAGCATTTAATGATGCAATTTGTTCAATCGCGGCCATGTATCTGGAAATTTCTTCAATGTTCATAGGAACTCCTCTATAAAAAATTAAAATTATTTACAATATTAGTATATCACAAAATTCCTGAAATGTATGTCACGATTTCAGGAATTTTGGTTTATTTAATGTATTGGTTTAACTGGTAAAGGGTTGAAACTTGGAAGAAACTGAAGAATCTCGACCTTCTTCAGAATCTCCACCTTCTTCAGAATCTCCACCTTCTTCAGCAGTCCATGCAATATTATCATCCATCTTTTTAAAGATATCCAAGAATGCTTCTTGAGTAACTTCATCAAATCGATTAATACACATTTTAATCGATTTTAGAGGATTACCACCCATGATAAGATAGGTTCGAACAATATGGATCAATCGACGAACGGAAATTGTTTCTTCAATCGCATCTTCCTTAAACGATTTATGAATAATTTCACTCCATCCAGTAAGAAGATTAATTAGAGACAATACGGATTCGCTTGGAGTATCAATATGGTTTGAAACGAATTTATTCAAAATCGTATTGACATGCTTGCTGTTCGGGAAATCTTGTTCAAATGAAACAGGAAATCGCTCCAATACCGCTTCATCAACAATAAAGGCAGATGTATAGCGTCCATCCAATGATCCACGTCCTTTAGTATTGGCAGTCGCAAAAATCTGAAATCCGGGTTTAGGAGTAACCAGTTCACCCGTTTTCTTGATTAGAAAAGCATCTCCTTCCAAGATTCCATTGAGCGCAATAATACGATTAGACGTTCGATCTAATTCATCCAGGAGAATAACGGCACCACTTTTGGCAGCAACAGTAATGGGTCCATCCTGCCAAACAGTTGAACCATTGTGCAATCGAAATCCCCCGATCAGATCAGATTCATCTGTATCTGGGTTAATCTGAACACGAATATATTCCCGCTTACACTCTGCGCACGCTTGTTTAATCGCTTTCGTTTTTCCGTTTCCGGACATACCAGAAATATAAACTGGAAAGAATTGTCCAGATTTGATGATTTTTTTGATTGTTGGATAATCTCCAAAAGAGATAAAATCCGGGTCTTTTTCTGGAATATATGCACTATGCTGTTGAAAATCTTCAACCGCAGTAAAAGTAGATGATTCAGAAGAAAGTTTAGTATTGCTATTGTTGTTATTATCTAAGGATTCTTCTGAATCAAAAGACGGGTTTTTTTGCTTAAATTGCAAAACTTCCGCAGACATAGAATACATCCCATGTTTTACTCGACGTTCCGGTGTAAAAAATGGAGTAATTTCCCAATCCTTATATCCACAAAACAATCCAGCTTCGATAATATCCTTTTTCTTAAAAACATCCTGATCCGGATGAATTAGAAGAAGTCGATCAATCAATTTGTCATAAGAAATCATAATAAAACCCGTTGTTCTGTTTTGCTTTTGAGGTTATATATTAGCAACAATTTAGGAGAAAAGCAACTCCTAAATTGTTACAAGATGTTTCAGTATTATGCAAAAATACTCATAAATTCCCGAGAAATCGCATTACTTTTTTTCCCAAGAAAAGCACTTTTCACAAAACTGTCATATAATGCTGTTGTTGTGTCAAAAGAATTTCCCTGAATTGATTTTGATGCTTTTTGTTGTGCAACAATACCAGAGTTACCCATAGTAATATAATGAACAGCATCAAATCCGGGCAAAAAATGTTCAATAAAATAATCACATTTTTCATTAGAACGATCAAATGTCAATACACCAGTTTTATTTAGCTTTTCTTGGCGAATTGAATCATCTTTTCTTAGAATCATATGTCCACCCAAGAAAAAATTCACTACTGGAATATGGGGAAAAATCGATTTGAACATTGCTAGATAAAATTCCGGAAATTCTTTATGATATGTTTCACTCCGATTGGAAGAATACTTGGTAGAATTATCGGCTGGTTCAAAATTGAAAACCTTATTATCGTATAAATAACGACCATATCCAAAATAATCACCAGCATAACCATCTGTCAAATAGACAACAGACGGTTTTTGAACTTGATGTTCTTTAATAAATTGCTTTGTTAAAGAGATGGATGCAAGACGAGTGATATTTAATGGAGTTCCATATAAAGATTCCAAATCTGACAATGGTTCATAGTATTTTTTACCGATAATAGTAGAAAATGCATTCAAGGCATCATTAAATTCCTTTTTCGACATTTTAGAAGAAAAAAGATTTAATAGATTCAAATTGTTAGCAGCAAAAATATTATCGAACGCTCGCTTTCCATGCAAATAACCATCAGAAAACCCATATACTTCAAATGGAATATTCACTCGATTGCAAAATGTCACCAAAACCGCAATCTGAAATAAGACATTCGTCATAATAGGAGACATTGAACCGGAATAATCTACGAAAATGATCATCCCATGATTTTTATCATTTGGAACAATTTCACCGCGACGAAAAATATTATCCGAATATCGATAATCCACCAATTTATTTGTATCTAATTCACCACTTTTAGATAGTTTAATTTTAACATTTTGCATGGCGGATTTTTTTGACATAAAATCCATAACCATAATATTAGCAAATTTATCGACTAATTTTTTAGTTGATTTAACCACAGAGTTTTTAGACTTAGGATTACAGGAACTCCAACTTTTTTTCCAAAGGTTGCGATGATGTTCTAATTCCTTCCATGAAATAATACGAGATTGCACATCTTTAAAAGATGGGATTGAAATCATAGTTCCATGAATATCTGGATTTTCAAAATCTTTCATCCAATTTTCAGATTGTTTATCCGTAAACCCTTCTTCTACTTCTAAATTATCAGAAGAGGAAGATGGTCTAGAATCAACCATATTGGACGAACCACCTTTTTTTACAGAATTGTTTTCCTCGGTAGATTCACCATCATCCGATTCATTTTCAGATTCATTTTCAGATTCATTTTCAGATTTATTACCATTACTATTTGGAGAATAGTCACAAGTCTGATCATTTTCATCATATGAATCAGAATTCGAATCAGATTGATCTCCAATATTATCTGGAGAATAATCATAGAAATCAGAATTATTCTCTTGTTTTGCTTCTTCTTTATTCTTAAAGACCGAATTATATTCTTCAATCAAAGGAATAAGATCATCCCATGATTTTGCTTTATTGATTCGATTGTAGAATTCCATCTCTTCACTTGAAAGAGGAACATCAAAAACATGTCCAATTTTTGCTTTTAGGTTAATTCGATCTAACAAGGAAAGAGATTCCACATTGACAGAATGTTTTTTTAGACCGAAGAAATCATGTTCTTCAACTAACTGTCGATATCCTTTATCGAAAATTGGACCCAAACCGGGAAATTCTTTTTTGATCAAATTCTCAATTCGAATATCTTCGAAAACCATAACAACATGGTTTCCAAATTGTTTGAAAATCTCAGAAATATTTCGTGGTGAATGTAACGCATGAGAAACTTCATGCGCAGAAAAAATACTCAAAATTTCATAGGAAAGATTGAAATATTTTGTCGGAAAAATCAATTTCCGATTCATTGGATCACAATAGGCAGTATGAACATGATCTGAGTATACAATGTCCAGATTTTCTCGCGCCATTAAGCGAGAAACGGCGCTTCCAAAATCAATGTGATCAATCTTCATAATGAATTTTCCCGTTGTTTTTTCAAGAAGGTATATTCTAACAATTTTCTTAGAACATGTCAAGAAAAATTTGTTAGATTATCGAAGACACGATGGAAGGTATTCCCGCATTTCATGATCCAAAATTAAATCATCAGTCAAACAATAATATGCATGTCGCTTTTGCTTCGGATTGTAACAATATTGATATCGTTTTCCTTCAATTTCTGAAATAGGTTCTTTTCCACCATTAGCAGGAACCCAAGAATCCCAATGACCCGACATTGCAATATTATAATGACTCACAGGATCATAATTGGTCATCTGTTTTTCTCCGTCTTTTAGAATAGATTATATTCTATTTTATTCTAGAGTAATTTACAAGCAAAAAATTGTATCAAATTGTATCATCTAGATAAATTCTCGAATTTCTGAAAAATTATTCGGCTTGGCTACTAAAAATTTTCGAGAAAATTCCATTTGCTGAACATTTTCTGAATGTGATATAACAAAAATATTGGAATAATTTTCTCCTTCAGAATCTAATATCTCTACCAATTTAGTCAAACCATCTTCATCCAAAGATGAGTCAAATACTTCATCTAAAAATAATAAATTACAGGAAGTGGAATTTTTCATTTTGGCAATATGTCTAAATGTAAATAAAAGCGCCAAATTCAATCGTGCTTTTTCTCCTTCTGAAAAAGAATCAAATGTAAAAGAATCTCGATGCCGAGATAATACTGTTTCATTGAAATTTTCATCAAATTGAAAATTGACAAAAAAATCCATAATGTTTAAATACTTATTCAATATAGAATTAATAACAGACAAATATTTTCGAATAATTCCACTTTTTATACCATCATCTTTTAATAAATCTCGAATTGTTTCCAAATAAGTTTGTGTTTTTAATTCATGAGTACGAAGTTCTTCTAATTCGATTAATTTTTCATATAAAGAATTAGATGATTCTATATTAATCGATTCTTTTTTACGAATTTTCATTACTTCATCTTCTAACTCTGGTATTTCTGAATCCAATGCCGATGATTTAAATTGCAATTCTTGAATTTCTGTCCATTTAAGAGTATTCCATAAAGTATTCATGGATTGCAATTCCATATTTGCAGATGTTAACCATTTCTTTTCTTGATCAATTGCCTCTAAAATCGTCTTTATTTCGGGTAATTGCTGTTTTTCCTTTTTTTTCGTTTCTATTTTAAGATCATTCGAGATAGTTTGAAAACAGGTTGGACAGGTATCATGATTTTCAAAAAACTGTAATTTTTTGTTTATGTCTTTTATTTTTGTTTTAGTGTGGGTTTCTTGTTCAGATACTTTTGCATATTTTTCATCATATTCTTTTTGTTTTTGTTTTAAGACTTTTTCTAATTCAATCAATTTAGAAACTTTTTCTTTTAGTTTTCTATTGATTTCAAGTTTTTCTTTCTTTTTGTCTTTTATTTTTTGCAATATTTGTTTTTCTTGCTCTTCATTTTGATTTTGTAGCTGTTTTACATATTCTGTGTGCTGTTTAATTTTTTCTTTTTGAAAATTAATATCTTTTTCTAATGAGAATAATTGAGATTTATTATCATCTAAACGGTATTTCAATACGAGTTTCATTTTTGAAAAGATAGAAATATCTAAAATATCCTCAATAACTTCTCTACGTCCTGCAAGAGGAAGTTTCATAAAAGGCACAAAAGAAGAAGCGGCAATAACGATTGTTTGATGAAAGGTTTTGTAATTTAGGTTCAAAATCTCTTTTTCGAGATAAGATTGATAATCTTTTGATTGAGCATCTTGATTAATTAGAACATCATTTTCAAATATTTTAAATATATTAGGAGAAATGCCGCGTTCAATTCGATATTGATTTTTTCCTTTTTGAAATTCAACATGAACTTCTAATTCTCTTTTATTGATGCTATTAATTAATTGGCCTTTTTTTCCTCTATTACTTTTTCCAAACAATCCAAAAATAATAGCCGAAATAAGTGTGCTTTTCCCATGACCATTTTTTCCGACAATAAGCGTCGTTGGAAAATCAGATAACGATAATTCCATCCAATTATTACCAAATGATAAAAAGTTTTTGAATTTAATTTTAGTAAAAATAATCATAGTATTTCAATTTTTAGTTTCTAATTGTTCTGCTTCATCCAATATTGAAAATATTACTTTTTCAAGTTCAGCTTTATTCAATGATGTTTCAATTTCAGTTGCAATAAAATCTCGAATGAACAATTTAGTATCTTGTTCTGCTTTTTGTAAATCTTCTTCATTAAGAATAAGTTTTGAATTTTTTAATTCCGTATAAGAAGAAGCATCAATGATTTTTACATCATGGGCAACTTTAGAGATAGTTTCGATAAAGGTATCAAATTCTTTTTGATTTTCTTTTTCTTCTATAATAACACGAACAAATTTATTTGTATAATCAGATAAATCATCAATTTTTGTTTTTGATGTATATCGTGTTTTTTTGTATATCGTAATAGGATTTCTTACTGATGTAAGTTCTAGGGTATCCGTATCTAAAACATGAAAATATTTTGGATCATCGCAATCTGCCCATGTAAATTCCATTTGTGATCCAAGATAATGAATATTTTTTTTGGATGATTTTGTATGATAATGACCAGACAAAACCATTTTAAATTTTGAAAAAGAAGACAAATCAGATTTTCCATGGGCCGGGATTCCTTGTTGCATAGGAAAACCACCAAATTCAAAATGCCCTAAAACAATATCGGCTTTTGAATTTCGTATCATTTTATGACATTTTTCTTGATTTTCAGCATTTATCCAGGGAACCCATAAGATACTCGTTTTCCCATAATTAATTTCAATTGGGTCCATCAAAATTTGAACATTTTCGGTAAAGTATCCTAATAGTTCTTTTAGACTGCTTATTTCATTACTATTACGATAGACTAAATCATGATTTCCATTAATAATAGTCATTGTTATTCCATTTTCGACCAATGGTTCAAGAAAATGTTTTCTATTTGCATTCAATGCTTTATATACAATGCGTTGACGATGATCAAAATAATCTCCTAAATGAAAAACTGATTTTATATTATGTTTTTTCAAATACGGGAAAAAGATTTTGGAATAGAATTCTTCTTGGTATTGAATAAAATAATCGGATGAGTTACGAACTCCACAGTGTGTGTCATTTATTAATGCGATTTTCATTAGTTTTGTTACAATTTGTTACAATTTTTTTGTATAAAAAAGGTTTTTTTCAAAAAAGTTATGCTATAATACTTTCTGTTGAAAGACAAGGTATATAAAACCTCATCAATTCTGCCTGATTTATCAGTTGCCGATGGAAGATGAGAAGACCAGGGACTCAACTGAATAAGGATCGTGCCAAAGAAGAAATAGAGGCACGAGATTAAATAATAAATAATTCTCTTCAAGATATGGCTCTATTTTAGCATTAATATCCATAGATTCTTTAAATGTCGTTGATGTGGCTTAAAGAATTCCCGTTGGTGTATGTAGACAGCAAGTAAAAGGAGATCGGCCAACCTCCCTTTCCATTTTTGGTTTTGCTACATCAAAGTACAATGAGATGGCTCCAATATGAATGATGTCCAATTATTGTATCACTTCTGTCCTGGATAGGGTAGAAGTGTCTAAAATTCACCAAAATGAATAATTGAATAAAGAATTATTTAATAATTCTTAAAAATTAAAATTAATAAAAAATTAATTAAGTTCCGAAGGAACAAAAATGCGAAGCATTTTTAAATTGAATCCAATTGAATTTTTAGATATTTGAAATCTTTTTATGAACATTATTTTCTAGATAATGATGATATTCCTCTTCACCATCTAAAGATTCTTCATTGATAAAAGTAATAAAAAAATCAATATTTGAAGATAAAACTAATTCATTTTTTAATTCAGCTTGTTTCTTTTCCTTTTTAATTCTTCTAACAAAAGCATAAAAAATGATTTGAGAAAAATAAAAGAAAGCATTAGCATTTCCAGTTCTTGTTTCTTTTTCAATATCATAATTAGCAATATATCTTAAACAATTTTCTATTCCATCTGCAATCATTTCATCTTTATAAGTATATCGATTGAAATTTGGTTTTTGAGCCATACCTTCTGACATTAGTATAAAACATTTCCCTATGTATTCTGGAACTCTTGGAATGGGATTATTGTTTTCTTCGGCAATCTTACGTTTTAAATTATAGGCATGAACAGCTTCAGAAAATTTCTGATTATCAACATAATTCATGACTCTTGGTAAACTATCTTCTAGAACTGTCGTCATTATTTTTTCTCCTATTCAATGAATTCTTTTTACATTTTGTCGATTTAATGAATGTTCCATTAATGTAGATTCTTCTTCTGTTTCAGAAGAATTGTCATTATTTGTTTCTTCACCGGAAGAATTTTCTTCATCCTCTTCAATTTTATCAGTAATAAAATTATAATACTTTTCAAAAAATGAATTTACATTTGTCATTGAAATGACATGTTGTTTATTAATTGGAACAATTGATGTTTTATCTGAAATTGCATACCAATTTTCGAGATGAGCTTCAAAAAAAGTTTCTTGAGTTTCATCATCAATTCTATATATTTTATTCACTTTCATTGGTAACATGAGATGATAAAAATCTGGATTTTCGATATTATTCTCATCAAGAATAAGTTGAGATAATACTTCTTCTCCTGAAATTAATTTAAATACTTTTATGATTTTATTTTCGGTCATAGTGGAATTCCTTTAAGTAAAACTTTGTTTAAGTGAAACTTTGTTTATAGTTGTTATTTGATAAATGGAATTTCTTTTAATTGGTATTTGAATTTTTCTTGTTCATAAAAAGAAATTCTTTCTAATGCATGTTTCATTCCATAATTATTTCTTGATTTCCAAGAGATATTATCAATAATATCATATAAATTTGCTTTAGTTTTAGTTTCAGAGATTCTTAAAGCACGGCCAATGGATTGAAGAACTCGAATAGAACTTTTTGTGCTAAAGGTAAAAATGATATTTTCCAATGAAGGAATATTGACGCCTGTGCCCATGACTTGAACGGAAGCAAAAATAATAGCATTTTTTTCCGTTTCAACAATTTGTCGGATTGCTTCTCGATCATCGACAGAAGTTTCTCCGGATACAAAAAAGATTTTTCTTCCATGAATTTTATTTTTTTCTAATGCAATTTGATACATTGGTTTTCCATGATTTTCGATATAGGAAAACAACACTAATGTAATTCCAGATAGACTAAATGCCAAATTACAAATGAAATGATTTCTATTAGAGGATGATAAAATATAATCAACTTCTTTTTGATATTTAGATTTATCTTTTTCGGTTTCTTTTTTTGAATTCAATTGTAGTTTATAAAATTGTTGTCTTTCTTGTTCTGAATATTTTAGAACAAGACATTTGATGGATAAATCCGCTAATTGATTTCTTGTTTGTAATTCTTTTGTTGTAATGAATTTTTTAATTGGTCCTAATAATCCGGTTAATTGTAATTCATTTAATACAGAATTTCGAATAGTTCCGGTAAATCCAAATCGATATTCAGCTTCAGAACAATGTTCAATGATCGATGTTAATACTTTTGCTGTCGCTCCATGAGCTTCATCTACAATAATCATTCCATAATCAGAAAAAAAGGATTTATCAACATTGGCCAAAGATTGCCAAGTAGAAATGGTTATTGGTGATTTATGTGTATGCTCTTTTTGTCCAGAATATATTTTTCGAATTAGATCAACATTTAGAGTATTTTGAGCATATGTAGTAAAATCCGTCGTTAATTGTTCGACCAATCCTGTCGTTGGAACAACGATCAAAATCTTTTTATTATTTTGTTTTAGAGAATACCACAATGATAGATAATAAATAACAGCGGATTTTCCGCTTCCTGTAGGAAGGATGAATACTTTTCGTTTTTTTCGTATTCCTTCTAAAATGGCTTCCATTTGATAATCACGTAGTTCATATTTAAATTCAATTGAATCTAAAATTTGAGTATCGTTTTGATCGACTTCAACGGGAAGACATGTTTCTCTCAAATTACCATAAAATTTATTATCTTCTATTTCTATGGAATAATTTCGTTCTTCGCAGAATTTAAAGAAGTCTAAAAATAAACCAATATACAATCTTGAGCTTTTTAGATTATATAGATAGATTTTCCCATCCCATTTTTTTGATTTATATAATGGAGCGAATTTATAGTTTGGCGCATAAAAACTAAAATGATCCTTTAATTCCATCTGAATGCTGATATCACAATCAATTTTAAAGAAAACTTCATTTAGCTTTCTGACTTTTACTTTTATTTTCATATTTGTTTTTTTCGCCCTTTTAAATCAATGACTTATAAGCCATATTTTTTCAATAAACATTTAAGTAATACCTAACCATATTAAAATACAAATAATTCGATTTATTTTAATATTTTATTATGATAATTGTATTCAAAAAAATTAAGTTATTGATTGTATTGAGATTTTCATTACATACCGGCTTCAAATTTTTTCCAATCAATAATATTACGAATTGTTTGTGATCTCCATCGAATATTATCTATCATTGATTCAATCGTTTCTATTATTTCTTTGGCGTTATCAAATTGATGTTTTGCTTGAAGAAGGACTTCATCTGTTTCTTTATAAAAATCTTTTTGTTTTTGAGTTCTAACTAAACAACCATCATAGGGATCATAGTTCCAGCCCAATGCGTCCATGCTGTGTTTGGAAAGAATGCCTTCATACCACTGTTGTCTTTTCTTTTTAATATCCGCATATGCTAATTCCGCCTTCTGAAGATCATTTTTGGCAATATTTAGAAGTGATAAATATTTTGAGTGTAATTTCGGCTGATTTAATGCTGCATCACCTATTCTCATTTCATCGATTTCGCAGTCTTTTTCCCACTCTTTTAATAATATTTTTTGATCGATCATTAAAAAATTCCTCTAAACTGTTTAATTAACGATAATTATAACATAAAATCAACAAAAGTATAAATACATATAACAAAGGGAAAAATGTTGGCCCATTTTTCCCCTCTAAACACAACATATTATTACTGGTAACATGTCATGTCTAAAAGTAT